GGTCAAGGAGTTGGAGCTTTAGGTCAAGCCGCCAATACTGCTCAACAAGCTATGACAACAAGTTTAGCTGGCTCTCAAATGTACGATCCAAACAGTTATCAAAATTTTATGAATCCTTACCAACAAGACGTTATTGATGCTTATACATCTGAAATGAATCGTCAGTTTGGTATACAAGGACAAACAAGAAATGCCCAGGCACTTCAAGCGGGAGCTTTTGGTGGTAGTAGACAAGGTGTTTTTGATGCTGAAGCATCAAGAGGTTTCAATCAACAATTAGGTCAAGGTATTTCTCAGTTACTCAACACTGGTTATGGACAGGCTCAAACACAAGCTCAAAATGCTTTTCAACAACAGCAACAAAGAATGCAACAAGCCGGTCAAAACCAATTAGGCGCTGGACAATTACAACAAGGTATAGGTCAGCTGTATGGTCAGTTCGCTCCAACAAGTGCACAAGCTTTAGGAACTAATGTAGAAACACTAGGTAAGATCGGAGCTCAAGAGAGAGGTATTGGACAACAAGAACAAGCAGTTCAATATGCAAATCTTATGAGACAGTATCAACAGCCTTATCAAAATTTAAGTTTCCAATCAGGACTCGTTGGTGGAGTTCCCTCTCAACAATATGATTCAGTTCAATCTAATCCTTTTATGACAGGTATTAGTGCATTATTAGGCAATCAAGGTTTATTTAATTAGGGGGTAATCATGGCTGAAAATGAATCAGGCTTTGACACTTTAAAGGCTTTCTCTCAACCCGAAGGTACTTTTTCTTTTGAACCTTATGAAGGTTATGTAGAGGCTAATCAAGTCCTAAGAAATGATGCGAAGAGTCAAATTAATACTCAATTAGCTGAACAAGCTGTTAATGAAACATTTGATTATAATAAGATAGCTAATCAATTTGCTGGTCAATATATTCCTGTAAGACAAGCTAGTGAAGAACAATCTGGTATTATTGCGAAACAATTAGGTTTAGGTCAAAGATATAGTGCTGAGGACATGAAAGCTCAAATTGAAAAAACATTAGGTCCTCTCCCTGAAAGAAATCAAAAAAGAAGAGCGGTAAATTTTCTTGTTAATTCACTAAGAGCTAAGACTCCATATAAAGGAGCAGCTGGTGTACTAGATGTTTTATTACAATCTTATTCAGTAGATATGACTCAAGAACAAGCTTTAGAAATAGAACAACTTAAACATAAAATGTCTATTGGTGAGTTAGCAGTTAAACAAGCACAAGATGCAAACGAAGCAGTTCTTGCTAAAGAAGCGGAGTTTTATTTAAAAAAAATGAATCAGGACGATGACTACTTACAAAAATATTTAAGTTTCACTGCTGATCTTAGTCTAAAAAATGCTGCCTTTGATATTGAGAAAGAACTTAACAGAATTAAAGGAGCTCAAGAACTAATTAATAATCCAGGTAGAATTGATCAAAATATAACTTACACAGTAGGAGAAGACACCATTACAAGTGCTTCAAGAAGAGTTTACAATGAAGAAGAAGGTCAATATCAATATATGTTAATGGATGAGAATGGACTTTTTACAAGATCTGTCCCTATCGATCCTAAAACAGGTTTACCTAATTTTTATTTATCACCAAAAGACTTACCTATTACCGAAGCACAAAAGGCAGCAAATACAGGGATTTCAGGTATTAGCGGAGCTAAACAGGCTGAATTAACAGGTGACATGTTTGCTCTTGATAGAGCTGCTGTCACACTTCAAGATATTTTAACTGCTGATTATAATGCTTTACAAAATGGAACCTCTTACTTAGGTATTCAAGGTGTAATAGCTAATTTAAAACAAGAAACTTTTTACACTTTTGAAGATATTTTAAATGGTGTAAAAGGCGGATCAGGAACAGCTTTATATGACGAAGGTCAGGTTTTATTTAATAAAGACCAAGCTTCCACTAACGAAGAAAGAGTTCCTGATAATAGCATTTATCAAATGACCTCCTTTGAGGTTCCTACTAGTGGTAAATTAGACTCAATTAAGTCTTTTGGTAAAACGAAAACAGTGAGTAAAGATGTAAATTTAGCTATGTTAATGGACCCTATGTTTTATACCGGTTTGGGATATGATCCTACTTATGCACAAAATAAAGTAAGAGAAAATATCATTGTATATGCTTTAGCTAGAGCTCAAAAACCAACAGGAAGATTAAACGTAGACGATGTTAAGCGTGCTTCTACTTCAGTGAATATTTCAGGTATGCAGTCTGATGAACGTGTAAGAGCTCAATTACAAGAAGTTTTAAAGTTTATCAATAGAGGTATTGAAAGTATTTATAATCAAGGTTATCAACAAAATTATGAAGGTAAGAATACAAATATATTTGATAATAACCCAGCTGTAACTGATGTAAGAAAAAGATATGAGCAGTATTTAGGTCTTATACCATCCAATCAAGAATCTGACCAAAACCAGAAAAAACCTACTGTAGAAGAAGATGTAATTATAACTGATCCAGGTGGAGAAGAATCTATAAGTTTATCCAATGAACAGATATTTGGTGGAGGAAGTATATAATGGCAGCCAAAAATAAATTAGTGAAAATTTTAGAAGGTACTGCTAATGAAAAAACTTTTAGATTAGAAAATCCTACCAGCCCTACTGAAGCTGATATATTAAAAATTAAACAGGCTTATGGTATCCCTGTTGAATATTCAGCGCAAGAAGCGACCGCCGCTCTAAATCAATTAGCTCAGCAAGAAGTTGCTGGTGTATTAGAAAATATTCCTTATGAGCCTGGTTCAAAACAATTTAATAATGAAATTATGTCTAAGATTGCCGATGTTCAAGAACGTAAAGCATTAATTGAAAATCCAGCTAATTATTTATTTAAAAATTTTCAACAAAAAATCCTTGGAGGTAAATTAGATAGATTTATCCCTGACGAATTAGTTTCAAAACCTAGCTTTGAAGCAGCTGGTTCTCTTACCGCTATGGGAGCAGCGGGACTTGCAACAAGGTCCTTATCAGGAGCTGCCGCTGCAAAGGTTGCTGGTGCGGATGTTCTTGGAGCACAAGGTGGTGGTCAAATTTATGAATTTACTAATCAAGTTTTAAGATACTTAAATGATCTTCCAGAAGAAGATAAAGAAACTCAACAAGCTAAGTTTTTAGAGGATGCTTATATGAATCTGGCTTTCACTGGAGGAGCCGCGAGCCTCGGACCAATATTCAAAGCTTTTAAGCCTATGATAGGTAGAAACATTTTTGGTGTAGGTAAAACAAAAGATCAACAAAGAATGATGGAATTAGCTGAAACTTATGGTGTCCCTCTTGGTATTATTCAGGCTACTGATAATAAATTTTGGAAGTCTTACTCACAGATAATAGGTGTATTCCCTTATATAGGAACTCCTTTTACACGTTCAGGTGAAGCTACTAATGAAGCTGTAAGACAATATGTAAAAAGAATGAGTAATGGTTTTGCACCACTTCAAACTATGTCTGCTATGGGTATGGATTTTAATAAAATGCTTGGTGATGCTTATTCAGATACAAGAGTAATACAAGAAATTCTTTATGATGATTTTGGAGAGTATGCAACAAAACTAGGTGGTAAAAAAGTTATTAATATAGGAAGAACAAAACAATTAGCTAAGGAATTTGCAGATCAATTTGTAGCCAACACTCCCTTAACTAGTGGTGGTAGACTTTTAAAATTCCCAGGAGATGGTTCTCAAAAAGCTTTCGGTCAATTTTATGAAACAATGTCTAATATTGATGCAGACATAACTATAGATCAAGCAAAAACTATGCAAACAATGTTTTCGGATTTTATGGCTAATTTTAAAACAGAGTTCAAAGGAAGTATACCTAAAGAACAAGCTGCTAATTTAAGTAAGATGAGACAAATGTTTGAAAAAGAATTAAACACTTTAACAAATTTAGACGGAGATGTAGATAAAGTTATTTTTGATACAGCCGTTAAAAAATTAACTACAGCTAATGATTATTTTGCTATGACCTCACCACAATTTAAAGGGGGAGTGGCTGATAATTTTAAACAAGTCAATGCTAACATATTCGGCCCTGGTCCTACCTTGGAAAGAGGTGTGATGTATCCAGGAGAAGTTATGGAGATTGTAGTTGGAAGAGCTAGAAAAGATCCAAAAGTTATGGAACATTTATTAGATTTATCTAGACCAACAAGAGCTCAAATGGAAGCTTATCAAAAAGCTGGATTTAAAGAAGGTGTTCCTGTTGAAAATATTACAGTCATGGTAAGAGATATAGACCCCGACAGTGCTACTTTTGGTAAGATGTTAGCTGAAAAACAAACAGTAGTTTCAGTAGCTCCTGAAGCGGGCCGTCAAAAAATTATGAGATACTTAATGGATGATGCTTTTAAAAAATCCTTAATAGGTGTGCCTCCGTCTAGAACAGCAGAAGAGTTTTTAAACTTACGTAATGTAGATACTTTTGACATCCAGCAAAAAGGATTTCAAAAAACAGCTAATAAATCAGGTAATACACAAGCAGCACAATTTAAAGAAGTTGTTATGGATCCGACTGCTTTTTCTAAAGAGCTAGGATTAGATACAGCTGAAGGTAGGCAAGTTTTAGAAGAAGTTCTTCAAGGCACTGGAACAAAAATTACAGACATTGACGATTTCATTCGTGTAGCAGATGCAGCTGGAAGTTTTACAATTAGAGATCCTTCTAAGTTTGTAGAACGTCGTGTAACTCTAAGTGGTTTTAAAGGAGCTATGTTCTTTAGTGGTGCTACAGCTGGTGCTGGCATTTTTAGTGCATCAACTCTTATGATACCTTTGTTGTTACGTTATGGTTCTAATATTTTAACAGATCCAAAAGTTTTAAAAGCTTTTACAGCGAAACTTTCCGATAAAGGTTTTGATGTAGCTAAAAGAAAAATTTTAATGGACTGGGCTGCAAGAACTTTACCATCAGATGAAGAAGTTGAGCAAGAAAAATTTGAACAAGACATCAATCAGGCTATTTTTAATTTACAAATGAATCCTCAATCACAAGGGGAAGCTAGAAGAGGTAGACAAAATCAAATAAATATGATGGAAAAAGGAATAAACCAAGAACAATTAAATATAGGTGAAAATATAGTTGACCGATTAGATACCGGTTTAACGGCCCAAGGACCAAGATTTACAGAAACTCCAAGTGTAGCTTCTACTCAATACCAAGACTTATCTAACGCGGCAAGGAATAGTTTAGCTTTTGGCACGATAGATGATGCTATGGCAGCAGAAAGAGGAATAGCGGGATTATGAGTAACACAGGAGGAATTAGTTCAGTAAGATATATTACAGATCCTGTTTTTAAAAGAGTAGTTAAAATGGCAAAGGGTGGAGATTTGTCTGCACCACCACCAACTAAGGCACCTCCTATGCCTCAACCAAGATTTTATGAACAAGCTACTATGGAAGAAACAGTTATTCCAAGTGAACCAAGAGTTAATCCAACTTATGATACAGGAGCTATATTTCCAATGCCAAATATTCAAGGACCAATTTCCTCGGAGCCAGGTTTTATGGAAATACCACAAATGGACAGAGCTCCTGAAGGTACTGTTATGCAAGATATGATAATGAAGGGAAGAGTTTTAGATCCTAGAGATATATATCCTCAAGATCCTGATCCTAGTTTTGTATTACCTCCAGGTGTTCGACCTAAAACAGGAATTTTACAAATAACAAAAGAATACGACATATGATCGAAATAACCGATGAACTAATTGACAGAGTTAAGACTCATGAAGGCTATAGGAATACTGTCTATTTAGACAGGCTTGGCAAGAAAACTGTGGGGGTAGGACATCTTTGCGTAGAAGATCATTGGGAAGAAGATAGAGAATATGAAGAAGGTTATCTCATGAACATTTTTGAAGGTGATTTGAAAGAAGCTTGTGTTAATGCAGAGAGTTTAATTAATAAGAATATTACGTCAGAGGTTATCTTAGATGAATCTATAATACACGTCTTAGTAGAAATGGTATTTCAACTTGGTATTGGAGGCGTTGGAAAGTTCCAGAAGATGTGGAAAGCCTTAAACGAAGGTAATAATGAAGAAGCTGCGAATCAAATGCTTGATTCTA